TAGACACAATCATTATTATCCATATAACCAATCTCACTATCTCCTGTAGAAGGGTTAGTAAGGAAGAATATATGTTTAGCCTGTTCATTAATGAAGTGTGTGCCTATAAGATGATAGTCTTCAGGAAAGTTTAGACATAGCTCGTTACCTGGCTCATTCTGATAGTTAACAGAGTTTGAGTCAAAGTTTTCAACAGCAGCATTCAATGCATAGGTTAATTGACCTTTAGGAATCTGATTAACAGTTCTGTCAAGGTTCAACCCTGTTTGAGCAGCAGTTCTCTCCTGAATTATATTAGTTGTTCCTTCTCCAGCCATATCTACCTACTCTGTTTGGAAGTTCATACATATTAAACCTATTAAGGTCATTCTTAATTCTGCGTTGCTTAGTCCAGGCATCTTGTTTCTTGATCTCGATGTCTGCCATTATGAAAGCTTCGTCAGAAAGGTTTTTATAGTAACCTAACTTCTTTTGGATTTGATCAAACGTTTCATCATTTATTTGATTTGCCAGAGTTTCAAAAACTTTATATTTAATGAATGCTTCAATATATTCCCTGATACGAAAGTTATCTGGAATCATTTGGTTATCATTACCATCATATGCTGTAGCATAGAATATAAGATGTACAACACCATTTCTAAAATTGGTAACAAATTTATTACCTCTTATGTCGAATGAATCATATCCTGCAGATCCAGGAGTGAATTCGTGTAATGGTGCAGGGGCACTTACAAATTCCCAAGCATCTGTATAACTAACATCACAATTACCTCTTGCAGATATTGTTCCTGGTTTCAACAAATATGATCTTTGGAAAGATCTTGTCATTTGCTGATTTGTTTTGAACACAGCTTGAATAAGTTCAGGCATACATGTTCCATCACAACCAGGGTTTGTACAGTTTAAGTTAGTACAAGGTTGACCTCCAGAAATAACAGGACTAACCTGAATAGTGGTTTGGTCAACAGCTTGAGAATAAAAAGAGTTTGGTGTTTGGTAAGGATCCTGAGGAATCTCTGTACACATCCACGCTTCTCTTGCAGCATAGAAGTTGTCTGGAAGCCTAGCTTCAAAGTCTTCAATGTACAAGATTTGTTCGCTAATTACATAAGTTGCTCTTCCTAACTTTCTAAGACATTTGTCTAGATAAGTAGGGAACATCAAGTCATCCACTGCTCCTGTATCAAAGTAGGATTTAAGTTCCTCCTTAACAGTAGAGTAGACTGGTTCAGGGCTGATAAAATTATACTTATAGTAATTTGACATCTATATTATTTTTTCCATTCACGATAAATATGTTGATATTTGTCGTTGGTTTTTATGTAGTGCGATAGAAGTCTGGAGGTAGTTCTTGATGGTTTGAAATACCAAAGATCTGTATGTTTGAGTCTAGCTGTTTCTTTAAACCAAACCCATCCAAAAAAGTAACCTTCTGTATGATAGTTGAAGTTGTAAATAACCTTTCCTTTCTCTTTAGTTCTTTGCCAGTCTATAGGAAGATTGACAAACTCTTTTCCATCAACACCTTTCATCTTTCTTCTCTTCTTTTTGTTGATAGAAAACTCACCAAATCCAAAAGGGAGCTTTGCTCGCTCTCCAGTTTCTAATATGTAATTTTTGAAAGACTCGTTGAATGTGTAAACAATGTTTTTCCACTCATCAAATGAAATCTTTACCTCAGGATGTTTCTTACAGAAGTTGTTATAGTTTTCTCTACTTGAACTTCTCCAGTCTATTTTTACTCTCATTAGCTAGTTGGTTTAGCATTTGGTGCTTGACCATCTACGCCATCCTGGGTCATATCTGTTTTAATTCTGAAATATGTTGCTAACAATTTTTGTGAAGTAAGTTCTAGAACTTGCTTCTCTAAGTACCCAGGAACAGCATATGGTTTATCCAATGGATTCTTGCACCATTCTTCGTTTGTATATTCTTTTCCACAATCACATTCTGGAAACATAATCTCATTAGGAACATCTTCCTCAAACAAAGCAGAAATTCTTACTGTCTGAAGAAGTGGATTGCTAACATATAGATATCCATTCATTATCCAGTAGTAGGTTTCTCTTTTTACAATTGGAAGCTTAATCAAGTTAACATATCTGTTCACTGTGATTTCTTTAAACTTAGTTCCTCTTCCACTCATAGCATTGATAGAATATACACCTTGGATGATGTATTGATAGTTACCTTCTGCTATACGAGGGAGTTTATACTTGCTCCTTGAGACAGTACAAGGATCAGCAAAGTCACAACATTCAGAAATAGGAACTTGCACCATTTCTAAACAAGGAATGGTGGTAAACAAAGTATCAGTAGCCCAAAGCTTCCTGAGGTTTGTTTCTCTTTTGATTAGTAAAAGAGAATTATTCTTAACTTCAGATGCAATAGCTCTATCAGTGATAAGGTTGTCTGTTGACAACAACTTATGCATTGAGCGTACATCTGAAACTAATTTTCTTAATGTTGACATTATAAATATTGTTTGAATATGTTTGTCATTCCGTTATCTTCTTCTATTAGGAATGCAGTAACTTCAGCCTTCGCACACGTGTATCCATTCTTTTCATCCCATGAACTTTTAGCACTAGAAAAAGCTGGAATTTGATAAAACTTGATTCCATTAAAATCCTGACTCAACTCATGATGTTTATCTCCTGTGAATATGTAGAAGTTGGTATGATAAGACCATTCATCTCTATATTCCATTGGAAAGATTGCAGCTAGCTTTGCTGGCTTTATTGCATCTCCATGATTGAACATTAACGCACTTTCTCCAAAGCTTATGTATTTTCTATATCTAGGAGAACAATCAAATGTTAACCTATCAGTGTTTCTAAAGTAGGTTTGCAACCATGTTATTAGATGCCATCCTACATACTCATCATGGTTTCCTGCTACATATACAACATCTACGTTATTTGCATTCTGTAACAGGAGGGAGATCATTTGAACTTCATATTCACAGATCCTTTGGAAGGATTCATGATATGGTAGGATGTTAGTTTGTGGAGTTCCTTTTGTTGTAGTGTTTGTGAACTCACTATTAAACTCATCCGATCCAATGATGTAAATTAGTTTTTCGAGATTATTTGACAGAGTAGCTTGGTTCAAAATTATTTCCACCTTCTCAAGTATACCACCAAATCTATCGTTTATGTTGTTATCACCATAAACATCATACTTGTTGAGATGTGAATCTTGTTTGTTAATCACAAGACAAGCTTCGCTTTTCCCAGTGATGTATTTAGGAGCAACGATATCTGGAGAACATGGTTTGTATTCATTCAAGAAATCTACAAAAGCATTTTGAAACACCTGACCTTCAGTTTTCTTACCAAGCCAAGCCTTTACTTGCCAATGTGGATTTGAACCATTTCCCCAGTAGTTCTGGACATATTTAGTTATTTCCCACTTACTTGTATCAATCTTACACTTTTCAATAAGATCCTCCAGAGAACGAATTTCTTCTGGACTATTGAACACTATCTCACCTGTACCCTTGATTAAATCTTCCTCAAATCTTACAACAGCTTCTTCAAGCTGATCTATGTAATGTGAAACCTCTGCCTCATTTCTTACCACCTCACTCTTTCTAATTTCTTTTAATAACGCATCCACCTCATCTTCTGTAATCCCTAGTTTTTCTGCATAAAACTTTTTACTTTTCTTCCAGTTTAGCATTTGTTGCAACTGTTCTAAGAGATGCTGGTTCCCTACCATTGGACTAGATTTTAGTTAAAATTACAGTAAAGGTACGAACAATTTTTGAAATTCTCCAAATTTATTTAACCAAATAGATTATCTGTAATAACCAAATTGGTTATAATTTAAACAAAAACTCCCAGGGTAGAAACCCCAGGAGATACCCTGTAAAACCAACAAAACAGGGTTTTTGATAATTTATGGTGCTACCGTGGTGGTAGTTGTGGTTGTGTAAGAGGCACAAAGGTTAGCTATCTCACAGAAAGCTGTAAGAAGGGAAACATTTGTTGCAATTGTTTGTAATAATGTTTCTGCTAAGGTTACTGGATCCAACTCTGCGTCAATCTTTTCTAAAACCAGATTCAGGTTATCATTAGTATTGACACCTGTATTTGGCAGATTTGGACCATTATAACATATTAAATTTGTTGATATTGGATAGCCAGCAAACCATCCGTTGTTACACTTCTTTGGATATACAGTGTTGACAACCAATGGATTACATGGTGAACCTGGAGTACAAGCCATTTATTTAGAGTTTATTTGTTAAGGAATGTACATAATATAATAGCAAGCAAGAACAGGTTGAATGTTGCTATGTGGGCTTCCACTTCCAGTGTTAGCAATTGAAACGCTAATATTTGAACCAGAGGCACTTGTTAAACCTAAACTTGCTCCACTCAAAGCAGATGAACGCATTGCATATTCTTCTCCTGATGTACCAAATGAGCTTTCTTTAGCAATACTTGTTGTATTTGTAGGAAGAACACCAGTTGTATCAACAGCATCTGCTAATGTAAAGTGGGTGTGTCCAGCATCAATTACAGTGACACCATGTGTATGTGAAGGAAGTTGAGAAGTGTTCAAAGACACAGTGTTTGCACCAGCTGTTCCATTGAGAGCATAGTTAGGGTTTGTAGGGGTTGCTGGATCCACTACTGGATCAAGAGCTCCACCACCTACACCAACAATAGCACCCACAGCAGCTCTACCACGTTTGTCAGGTGTTCCATTGTTACCATTACAGAGGTAGATTTTCTCCCAGTCACCTAGTCCTGCACCTGTTACATCAAAGTTTCCTGTAAGAGGTCCGTAGTATTCAACCACTGTATAAGGAACCATCTTGGTGTAATACTTTGTACCATCAGGAGATACACTAGCAAGGTAAGCAGCAATTAATGTATTAAGATCTGCAAGCTTTACATAGTTGGTATCAACATCTAAAGCAAGAGCTGCAAGTTCTACATCTATGTCACAAAGCTTTGTAATAACTGCTTGCAACACAGCATGTGTGTCTGAAGAAGGCGTAACACCTACTAAACAGTCTACATCATAATCAGCATTCAATGTTGTGATGTCAGCAGCAAGTAAATCAACTTGTACCTGCAGATCACAAGCAGCTTTGATGAGAGCTGTAATGTAGTCATTCAATGTAAACTCACCACAATCAGGAAGATATTGTTGAACAAGATTACAGATGATTAGAGGATCAACAATAGGTTTGATTCCTACACCATTTAAAGTGGATGTAAGAAACTCTATTAAAGAAGATTCTACGAGTGATAGAGAATCACCTGATAGAATACCTAGAGCAGGTACATCTAATCCTGTATATCTCACACACCTATCTGAGACAATCTCAGTGCATCCGTTGTAACAGTTTGAACAAGACATTTGTATAATTTATTTATTGATTAATATTTTAACTCTACTAGCTATTCTTTCTATGGAATATGATCCAGCATATTCTGGGCTACAATACTTGTAAGTAAGTATTCTTTTGTAGTTGAGAAGATCCCAAATCACTGTTCCTGGAACAGGCCAGTTTAATTGAAACACAATATTGTTATATTCATTCTTAGCTAGTTCTGTAAGCTTGCAATCAATATCTGCAAGCAATGCAGGAACGCTAGAACAATCAACGCAATTTGTAAGCCTTGGATATAACATTCTTTATTCTTTTAGTAGCTTGTTTAATAGCATTGTTGCAAGCTGAACATAGACCGTTTATCAATTGACAGCCACATCCAACTTTAACACCGCAGTTTCTACAGTTTGCCATATTAATAGAAATTGTTTACATAATTGTTACCATAGCAATTACACCTATTTGCTATGAATTGGTTTAACATCATATTTGCTTGATTGTACAGTTTATTAGCTGTATCAATAGCACAATTATTTGCAGCAGCAATAGATCCTTGTATGAAGTAATAGATGCTGTTTAGATCAACCATCTGTTGTTTTCTAATAGCTGCATCACATTCCATCATATCAAGCTTCATGAATGCACTATCAAACTTCTCTTGAAGTTGATCAACACGCATTATTGTTTTCTGCACAAAGTTCTGATATGCAGGAGCAACAGAGTATTTAATATAATAAACTCCATCAGGAAGTGGTAACAGAGGATCACCAACTGAAGTTATTCCTAATGAAGCAGTAGTGTAAATGTTGAAGTCATTTATGTTAAATGGAAGGCTGACTAGACCAAATCCTGGAACATCTATCTCTATTGTAGGAGAGCTAACAGGAGGAGCTGCTGGGTAAGTTGATGCATCAGCAATACCCAACGTTTGTACGTTGTATGTAGGAATTACTAAAAAATCTAATTTCAAGTCTGCCATGTTCTTCTAAATAAATAAGCCAGAGGATTTGAGAAGATCCTCTCACCCTCTGGCTTAGGTTATATGATATTGTTTCTACCTCTTATTAAGGAACAAGAGTGGTAGTGCTTGAAGTTGTAGGCCATACAGTGGTAGTTGTAGATGTAGTGCTTACACAAGCATTATCATCAGCAACAAGACCAAGACCAGCCTCAAGAACAGCCTGAATTGCAGCACTCAAAGCTTGAGGAGCAGCAATGATTACAGTGCTATCTTCCTTGATGTAGTCACCCCAAGAATAAGCAGATTTGTCATATTCGTTGAACTTGATGTAGAAGGTATCATAGGTAGTACCGTCAGAAACCCAAGACTCAAAGTTCTCGTTGTAACCTGCCATTCTGTAAAGATGCTTCAAGTAACCTGCTTGATAGCTATAGAAGTTCTTCTCGAGCTGCTTGATCTCATCAGAAGTACCTGAAGGATAAGAAGCACGCTGAATAACTTGAGCATCAGCAACAATGTTACAAGCATCTGCTACGATGAAGTCAGCAGTAGTAGCTGGTCCACTGTACACGAAAGTACGGAACCACATTCTGTCATACTCCCAAGGGAATGCAGCAACGTCACAAGGCTGACCATACTTGGTAAGAGGCTTACCAGAAATACGGAGGATAGCATTTTGATCGTTACCAATTCTTTGGAATTGATAGAAATCGTTGAAGTTGATGTTGTCTGGGTTGTTACCAGGAGCCTGAAGAGTCAATTGATAGATGAACTGATCAATCAATGCAGGTACATCAACATTAGTACAAGGGTCACCACCACACTCGCAACAAGGAGCTTGAACTGTTACAGAACGAGTGAAACCATTGAAATACAAAGTATCAAGGTAAGAAGAGTGTGCACGAAGTGTAAGTGTTACGATATCACCACACTGTACATTCCAACCAGATACATCTGTTACTTGGGTAGCAGGAAGAGGACAACCACTTACTTTGTACCACTCAGTAACGTTAGATTTACAGCTACCATCAACGCAACCAGCGATCTTATCAGAACGCTTTGAACCTTGAAGATATGTGTTTGTTCTACCTTGAGCTAAATAGAAGTATGGTTTAGCAGCGATGTTACCAGCGTTTGCAACACTGTAATCACTCCTAAAGATACCAAATTGACCTGCGGTCAAGTCTTGCGTAGAACCAGAGCTAGGTAGAGAGTTTCCTACTGGAACTACGAAGAGCGTAGTTAATGAAAAATCAGCCATTTTGTGCTATTTTAATGATTAAAAAACTTATTCGTTTGTCTGTATCCTATAGATTGAACTCTGGACAGCAGACTGATTTTCGGTGTACATTGCAAGGTTTTGAACTGTCAAGTCTAGAAGTTCATCCTCTAGATAAGTCTCAAGTTCGCAGTCTTGATTGAATGATGGTGTACCATCAAGCATGATGTATCCCTCTTTGTTAATATACTGAGGATACCTCATGTACATTATGTAAATTTTAGTTGGTATGAACGTACCATCTGTAAAGACACTTATCTGATCAGATGATAAGAAGTTAAAGGTTTCTTGATATTCAAAAGATGGTTTGTAATGATCGTTATTCAAAATGAATTGCAAATCACCATGCTTTGCTAAATCTCTATTAACCCATATCACCCTGTCCTTACATCTTCCTTTATCAGCCAATATGTAACTATCTAAATAAAACATATATTTAGGAGTCAATGCATGCAATGATGCTGCATATTGGTGAACCTCTTCGTTCATTAGAGTAAGATCAAGAGGTTGATGATTATAAGATTCTACTAAACTCTGGAGATCTTCATACCTTTTCTTAAAGGCATCCAATCCCAGACCAGAAACAGTACTTATACCATCAACCTTTTGCTTTATTAATTTAATCTGAGCTTCATTCAAAGCCAAGATTTTATCTTCTAATACTATCTGCTGATGTTCGTTGGTTGATAGCTTATTTAGTTTCTGATCTATCTTGTACAACAAACTATCTACAGGTATCATACAGAAGCTAATTTTTTACTTTTTAATTTTTGTTCTAGGGTGAGTAATTCATCTTGATTATCCTCATCTGCAAGGAACTTTACCAATTCCTCTTCATCAATAGCCACTTCATATTCACCTTCGTATATTCTTCCATTAGGTTTAATTCTATAAACCGAATGTGACAAAGCTTGCTTAACTAAGTCTTTAATATGGAGTAAGTTTTCCTTCATATCTGCAAATCTTCCAAATATCTCAACTGGATTGAGACCTTGGTATTTACCATTCTTGAATTCTGTTTGTTTGAGAAGATTGTCCACTTGATTATACACAGCTTCTTCTTTTGTATCTTCTGTCACTGGTAAACCTAATAAACGAGCAACCTTTCTCTTTTTCTCAGGAGTCATAGAATCAAACTTAACAATAGCTTTATTGATAAGTTGTTTCTTCTTAAACATCACTGCATTTTCAATATCTTCATCAGCTACATAGAACTGTGTTTCTGCTGGAAACTCACCACGCTCCCAAGCTTGATAAGAGCTTGCAATTGTTGGGTGAACACGTAACCAAGCAAACGCTAGTTCCTGTAGAGGAACAGAAAGATCGAAATAATTATCTCCATCTACAAGTTTTACTGGTTGTACATGCAGCACGTCATCTGTAGAAGTTGAGAGTCCATAGTTCCAAAACTTAGAACGTGGTCCAAGATCAATACCACCAAGGGCATCTTGAAGCTTGTCACGAAGAGCTGTTACACGCTCAATCTCAATTTCTCTTTCAGTAGGATCACCAATTCTTCTAATGTATGCAGCTTGTGGATCTAATCCTGTTCTATACTGACCATCAAGTTCTTTGTAAGGATACTTGAATACGCCTGTACCAGGGATTCTTGTTAGACCTTTTTGAGCCAAACCGCTTTGCATTGTCTGCAACTGTGAGCTATTATACTCCTTCTTAATAGTGGAGATTTTTCCTGTCTTACCCATATGTAGTTTATTTTAACTTGGTTTTAATTTGCAGATGGGTCCCATCGAAGGGAATGCGACTGGGAGACACCCCAATCCATCCATCTGTAGTTTGAGGAGAGCCCTCCAAAGGTGGGAGGTAGGGAGGAGGGCTCTTCTCGGTAGGAATTGTCTAGAGATACTATCTCTAGAGAGGTTATTAGAACTGTGGGATTTCCTCAATAAGAACTGTACGAGACAAATCCTCAATGAATACATCGCAACGGTCTTTCATCCAAATCTCATAACCAGGGAACTTGTTAGCAGAGCTCATACCCTGAGACTTAGCAAAGCCTAAGTGGTGACGAGTTCCATCAATATATCCCCAAGTCATTGAAGGTGCACCCTTCATTCTTACTTCACGGATGTTGTTCACCATTGAACCATCGCTCATTGGAGATACATCAAATACCATGAATACAGGAGTAGATTTCTTGTTCTGACCGAATTCAAGGTTAGATTGTGGAAGATCCAACTCTTTCAAGTGAATCAACTCAACACGACCAGTCTCACGAGTAACCATTGCATCGAATGCAAAGTTATAAGTGATGTGCTGACCTTCGCCTTGCATATAACGATTTCCAGAATCAGCCATGAAGGTAAGACCACTGTTCAAAGCGTCATTCTTCAAAGCTTGTTGGAATACGTCAAAACCAGCTTCGTTAGTGTACATTTTAACTCTACGATCTTTAACATCAACCCTTCTGTAGAACAAATCACCAAATACAGAACGAATCAAGTTAGCAGAGAATTCACCACGATTGTATTGTACCAAGTTACCGTTGTTACGCATTCTGTGATAAACACCAGCAGAAGTACGCTTCAATTCTTGCTTGCTACCATTTGTTTTAACAGTGCCTGGCTTAGCCCAAATCATACGCTTAACTTTCAATTCAAGCATAGACTTACGCATCCAGAACTCGATGAATGGTTCCCATTTAACATCGTTTCTTGTAAGAGGAAGTTGATTCCTACGCTGTGGAGCATAAACAAGGATGTCAAGAGGCTTACCAGAAGCATCACGCATCATTTTGTCATCAGCCCACTCAGTGATCTTGTGCTCGAAACCATATGCAGAACCTAAAGATTCAAACATAGTGATTTGCTCACCAAGACGAGGAAGACCAAGCAAATCTTGATCGAACTCACCAATAGCAGCATCTACAAGCTCAAGTTCAATACCATACTGCAAGAAAGTAGAAGATACGAAATCTACAGTAGGATTGTCACTGATAAGAGTGAAAGAATAAAGGAAGCCCATGTTCCAAGGAACTGGATCCTTGATAACATAGAAACGAGGACCATACTGACGAGAACCAACAGAAACGATAGCGTTCTTAGAGAACTCATTGGTATCAAGTACCAATTGGAATTCTTGACCATCAATACCAGGCTTAGACAGCTCAGCTGTAGAAGTAGGTACATCAATGATCTTTGGGAACTTGTATGGAACTGCAACTTGCCATTTCCATGCATCACTGTTGTTGTCAATGTAATAAGGGGTTGACTTGTTGATCATGTCCAAGAAGTCATTGCTATAGAGGGAGCTCTGAGTGTAAAGGCTGATGATCTTTTTGTCATAATCAGCTGGCTCAGTTGAGTGGAAGCTCTCCAGGTGGTTAGCATCGGTAAGCTTACCAACAGCACGCTTATCCATAGAAGCCACCCTAGCATACGTAAATCCAGTTAAACCTGGGATTGTTTGAATTGCCATTTGTGTTATCTTTTAAATTAAAGGTTATAAATAAAATTAAAGGAACCAAGAATTAGGCTTGCTTGATTTACCACTGCTAGATTTCACTGAAGATTTGGAAGCTTGTCTAGCTACCTCACCAAAAAGATCATTTGATTTTTTGGTAATTCCTGTCTTCTGAATTGTGGATAGTGTTGGATCTTTCTCAATTATCTTGAGTAGAAGAGCAACCTTCACCTTCATTTCATGATTTTCAGGACGCTTCAGTTCTAGTATTGTACGGTCAAAGTCTGTGAGTGTTTCTCCAGAGGATGTCTTGTACTTATCTACTAGAAGGAAATCTTGTAGTTCGCTAGCAAGTTTTGGGTTTAGAGGAATACCATCAAACTCTTTTTGTTTGAGCTTATCCTGTAAAACCGTTTGTACATTAGCAACGTATTGCTGTTTGTACGCTTGTTGTTGTT